CGAGGAACCCGCTGAGACGCTGTACACCGTAAAGGTGGATGGCAAGGAAGTGGAAGTTAACCTCGAAGAAGCTCTCAAAGGGTATCAACGTCAGGAGGCATTTACTAAGCGATCAATGGAACTGGCCGAGCAACGCAAGGCATTTGCTGCTGAGGCAGCAGAAACAAAACAGCTCCGAGACGCTTACGCGCAGCAACTTGAGTTACTGCAAACCCAACTCCAGCAGACAAACCTCAGCCTCAATGAGGAACCTGACTGGGCGGCCTATAAAGATCAGGGCTGGTCTACTGACGACATTTTCTTTGCCAAGACCGAGTGGGATAAGCACCAAAAGCAAATCCAGCAAGTGGCGGCAGAGCGTCAGAAGATTGCCCAACAGCAGGCACAGGAGCATGAGGCGCACCTAAAGCAGCACCTCACTAACCAACGTGTCGAAATGCTTGAGCGCATACCTGAGTGGCGTAATGACGAGACCCGCGAGTTTGAACGGAAAGAAGTCATTAAGTACGCACAGAAGCGTGTCGGGTTTAGCGAGGAAGAAATCTCATCCGCGAGCGATGCACGCGCGATCGAACTTCTCTACAAAGCGTGGAAGTGGGACAATCTAATGGAAAAGAAACCCACAACCAAAAAGCGCACTCGCCAAGCACCGAAGATGGCCAAGGCAGGGCAACCGGCAACCAAGCGCGAAGTTGCTAATCGTTCAAAGCGGAAGGCGCGTGAACAGTTTGAAAAGGCTGGCACCGTTGACGCTGCTGTACAACTTTTGATGGGTAGATAACCCGAAGGAACAAAACAATGGCTGTTTTTACGACCACAAACGCTGTTGGTGAGAAAGAGCAACTCGCCGACATCATCTACCGGATTGATCCGGCAGAAACTCCAATCTTCTCTAATGTGAAGAAGGAGACATCAAACGGCATTTTCGTCGAATGGCAAGTTCAGGAGCTGACCGCCGCGTTAACTATACACTGACCAGCGCGGGATAAACTGTGTGAACTCAGGGAAACCCTAAGTCGAAAGATATGGCAATCCTGAGCCAAGCCTAGAAATAGGAAGGTGCAACGACTATCCCTTCGGGGAGTACACTCAAGCGAGTGGAAGCGCACAGCACCCCAAATCGGGGTGATGATATAGTCTCATCTCATGTGAAAGCATGAGCAGTCTGTAAAAAGACGGGTTAAGATTAGCGATCTTAGTTGAAGAAAATGCGGCAACGAACTACCACAACGAAGGCGCCACAACATCAACTGCTGCGGCGACACCAACTGCACGGATCGGTAACTATCACCAGATCAGTAAGAAGGTGTTTGCAACATCAGGCACATTGGATGCTGTCGATTCCGCCGGGCGGGAACGTGAGCATAATTACCAAAAAGTGCTAAAAGCACTTGAGCTTCGCCGGGACATCGAAAAAGCAATCGGTGACACAGACGTAGCACGTTCTGGCTCAGACCCACGCAAGTCAGCGTCTTTGACTTGCTGGATCACAAACGGCTCAGTCGGTGCGACTGCCGGTGCCTTCGCCACAGGCGACGGAACTGACGCGATCACTGGCGGAGACGACCGGGCGTTAACACTTGCCCTGATCGAAGACGGCATGCAGGACGCTTGGACAGACGGCGGCTCACCTGAGCTGATGGTTGCCTCGGCCACAAACCGTGCCAACTTCTCAGACCTGTCAGCCACTGGCAACTTGGTCAGCAACGACGTAAACATGACTGCCGCTAAGGAAGTCAGCTACGTCGGGTCTACCAGTGTTTTCTTGACCGACTTCGGTACTGTGCAAGCTGTTCCATCTCGGCTACTTGGAAACGACCGCGTGTTCTTGATTGATCCAAACTTTGTGTCAATCTGCACACTCAACGGACGTAACTTCCTTGAGCAGGAACTTAGCCAGGACGGCGATGCAAAAACTTCGCACCTGGTCACAGAATGGTCCCTCAAGCCTACCGCGCCTCGGGCACACGCGATGATTATGGACTTGAACGGTTCATAGTAAAACTGAGGGGGCGGGCAACTGCCCCCTCTCTTTCATAAGGGAAAAGACATGAAGCGAATTTTATACACAGACCCACGCACCGCCAAAGAGGTGGTAATGGATCAGCAATCTGACGGCACTGACGTCATTGAGACGACCCAGAGGTTCGACGGACTAATCAAGCTGAATAAGCAGATGAACAACGACTACCGCGCCAACGCTACGGTGAACACCCAGCGGCATGTACAGCATGTGGCGGAAATACCAAATGTAGTATATAATCACCTGCTAGAGACACTAGGCCCGCCCGCCCAAAATCCAAAGGCGTGGAAGGCTTGGCTGAATAATAGTGAGAACCGAGACTTTAGAACAGGCGGCGGTAACATCTAATGGCAATTGCGACTTACACAGATTTGCAGACATCCATAGCCAATTTTCTGGCGCGTTCTGACTTGACCGCACAAATCCCTGACTTTATTGCGCTGGCTGAAGCCTCTATGAGCCGCGAGCTGGAGACACGCAGTCAGGAAAAGCGGGCAACTGCAAGCACTGTATCGGGCAACGAATATCTGAGTTTGCCAACTGACCTGCGCGAAGTTCGGGAAGTCAAGCTAAACACCTCGCCGCTGACCGTGCTGAGATATTACAGCCCTGTCGCGCTGGATGAGCAGTACGCATCAGAGGGCGGCGGCAAGCCAAAGGGCTACAGCATTGTGGGCGATGAGATAAAGTTGCGGCCTGTGCCTGACGCAACCTATTCTCTAGAGATTGTCTATATCGGCTCAATTGAGGCGCTGTCTGCGACAAACCTGACAAACACAATCCTGAGCCGGTCTCCTGACGCCTACCTTTACGGCGCACTCGCTGAGGCTTATGCTTACCTTCTTGATGAGACTAGGGCGTCTCAGTATATGGCTCGATTTGACAAGGCTTTGGCACAGATCAAGGTTGACAATCAGCGCGCCCATTACGGAACTGGTAGCCTTCAAATCAGTAGTATTTATCAACGCCAATCGCAAGCTGCGGGGACTTAAATTATGAGTGCAATGAGTGACTACCTCGAAAACGAGATATTAGACCATATTCTGGCAACCGGCGCATACACAATGCCGACCACTGTCTACGTTGGCCTGTCCACTGGATCGTTTAACGACGACAACAGCGGCACTGAGCTTTCCGGCAGCAACTACGCGCGTGAGAGCGCCGCGTTTACTGCCGCAGCGTCTGGCACAACTTCAAACAGTTCGGCGGTTGAGTTTAACGCGGCCACTGGCTCTTGGGGTTTGGTCTCGCACTTCGGCATATTTGATGCGCTAACCAGCGGCAACTTGCTTATCCACGGTGCGTTCACAACTGCCAAGACAATCGCGTCTGGCGATATCCTGAAAATACCGACAGGTGACTTAGACATCACCGCAGCTTAGGAACGGTAATGGCGACAGGCACCCCGCATTTAGACAACTTCACGTCAAGCATTGACGCGCTGCCACACTCTCTGGACAGCGCGTTACTGCTTACTAAGGTTGATTGGGCAAACCCTGACCTAGAGCAGCTAGACAATTGGGGTACGCTTGAGCAGCTAGACGCCTACGGCTTCACGCTAGACCAGCTAGATCAGTTACAAGTCTTGGCATTTGAAGGCGCCGCGTCTGTTGCCTTGACAGCCACTGGCGCCGTTCAGTTTGCCATTGATATTGCGGGCGCGGCAACGATAGCCGCGACAGCCTCGGCAACGCCTCAGCACACTCAGGTTGTTGACGGCTCCGCCAGCATTGCCGCGACATCAACAGGCACGGCAAACCGCATACAGAATATGGCGGCGTCTGTTACTGGCGCTGGCAGTGTAACCGCAAACGCAATATTCATTGCATCTTATGGCGGCAGCGCCACTGTCGCGTTTAACGCTACGGCTCAGGCGTTCTTGGTTTTTGCATTTGAGGGCGACGCCACAGCGGCGATCACATCAACATCTGCGCCGGTCGGCACGTTTGCGATGGCGGGGTCGGCAAATGTTGCGGTCAGTGGTACAATCGCCGGAGAAATATTAGGCGAGGCTTGGGCAGGCGAGGCAGACACGGCGGCGACTTGGACTGACGCTGTTGACGTTTCAGCTATCTGGACGACCCAGACAAGCACAACCGGAGTTTGGTTAGGACAATGATACAGTTTGGCGAATGGCTGCCCGATCAGCCGGATTATTCAAATACTGGCGTCACTGAGGCCACAAACGTAATACCTGCGGCCAGCGGATATCGCAGTCTGCCGGGCTTTGTAGAATACTCAAATGCCGCGTCTAACACGATATTGAACATTTTTGCGGCCAAGCAAAATGACGGTTCTGTAAGGTTGTTCGCTGGCGATAGCGCAAAGTTGTATCTGTTTAACGCTGGCACAAGTAACCTCGACGACATAAGTAAAGCAGGCACACCCGCCTACGATTTGGCTGGTGCCGAGCGTTGGAATTTTGTCCAGTTTGGTGACGATGTAATCGCGTCCGGCGGCATTGGCGAGGAGCTTCAGAAATTTACGCTAGGGACTGACAGCGCATTTTCTGATTTAGCTGGCACGCCGCCAAAGGGGGACTTTTTAGCTGTCGTTCGCGATTTCGTCTGGGTGGCTAATGTGGACACCGGATCAGGGCGCGTTCCTTATAAGGCTTACTGGTCAGGATTTAACGACCCGACAAGCTGGACGGCTGGGGTAGATCAGTCTGACTTCCAAGATATACCAGATGCCGGTGCAATCACCGGAATGGTCGGGGGAGAATATTGCACCATTTTAATGGAGCGAGCCATTGTTCGCGCCACTTACACAGGGCCGCCGCTAATCTGGCAGTTTGACAAGGTCGAGACTGCTAGGGGCTGCCAAGTACCCGGCTCCGTCTGCAACATTGGTCATATGGTGTTTTATTTATCAGATGACGGTTTTTATATGTTTGATGGGTCTCGCTCTCAACCTATCGGAGCCGAGAAGATAAACAGGTTCTTCTTAGAGGAAGACTTCAACATTTCTTTTAAGGACAAGATGACTTCAACCGTAGACCCGCAAAACCAGCTTGCGGTTTGGTCGTATGTATCAAACAGCTCTATTGACGGAACGCCTGACCGGCTTCTTATATATAACTATGCCTTGGGCCGCTGGTCTCTGGCAAATGTCAAAAACGATTTGATTGCGCCGTTCTTTACATCGGGTTACACGCTAGAAAACCTAGACAACATAAGCTCTGACCTTGATGCGTTGCCAGCATCATTGGACAGCGCCTTGTATAAGGGCGGACAGTATTTGTTTGGCGGCGCGTTAGGCACAAAAATTAGTGCGTTTACCGGAGACCCATTATCCGCAACAATTGTGACAGGTGAAACCGGACTAGCGATGGGTAATCACAATATAGTTACGCGGATTTACCCATACCACGAGGGTGGATCAGTCGAGTTGTCGGTTGGACTTAGAGGCGCGCACACAGACATTGTCGCATATACTGCGGCTGGCACACCAAACGCCGCAGGCTTTGTGCCATTTAGAGCGCAAGACAGATATCACAGAGCCAAAATGGTGCTTACTGGTCAGTGGTCGTATGCACAAGGTATGGACATTGAGGCCAGAAAAGTTGGCCGCAGATGACTGTTGAGCAGCGTAACACTAACTTTCGCACGTTAAACCCTGTCACGGCTACAACACGCGAAGTTGCAGAGGTGCTAAACAGAACCGTTGATGGTGGTTTAAACAGCGTCGGCTACACTACTCTGGTAAACGGCACGACAACCACAACCGTTAGCGACCCTAGATATGGAGTGCAGAGCGTTGTCTTTTTTACCGGATATAACGAAACACTTGAACACAGTTACCCATTTGTTAAAAGCACTAGCACCAATGGGTCTATGATAATTGAGCATAAGAACCACGGACACAATGTAGATGTTGCCTACCTTATTATCGGCTGAAGACAAGCTGAAGGAAAAGTTTGAGAAAAACCGCAAATATATTGCGGATGCGCTTGAATACTCCGGCGGCACGCACTCAATCGACGATGTTTACCAAGCCTGCGCCGTTGGCGAGGCACAGTTACATCCGTTGGAAAAGTCGTGTATTATAACCGAAGTTGTTGACTACCCCAGCCTAACCGTGTGCCGAATCTGGCTTGCAGGCGGTGACTTAGATGAGCTGGTCGAGGCTGAGAAGTCTATTGCAGTTTGGGCTAAGGCGCAGGGCTGCGACGCGATGGAGATTAATGGCCGCAAGGGCTGGCAGAGACAACTGAAAGATTACACCGCAACGTCGGTGGTTTTGACAAAGGAATTGTAAGATGAGCAAAGGCGGCGGTGGAAACACCAGACAGATCACCCAGACAACTTCGGCACCGGCATACGCTCAACCGTTTCTGGAGTACGGCCTGTCCGAGGCTAAAAACATCTATCAGAACAAGCCTAGTTATTACCCCGGTCAGACGACCGTAGGCTTTAGTCCAGAAAGCGAAATGGCGCTTGCTGGCACTCGCCAAATGGCGCTAGACGGATCGCCGCTTATTCCGGCTGTGCAAGACGTTGTAATGCAAAACCTGATGGGAACTAATCCTTTAATGTCGGCGGCCTTTCAGCCAGCCGTTCAACAGGTTCAGGCTCAGGCGGCCAAGGCCGGAAGATACGGCTCTGGGTATCAGCAGGGCGCGTTAGGTGCCGCGCTGGCTCCTATGGCGTATCAGGCGCAGCAGGACGCTATTGCTATGGCTCCGGCGGTGCGTGAGTTTGGCTATGCTGATCTGAATACTCTTGCTGGTGTTGGCGGTGCGCGTGAGGCTCAGTCTCAGGCAGAGCTGGCGGCTGACATTGACCGCTATAACTTTGAGCAAAATCAGGATCAACTAGCTTTGGCTAACTATATGGCTGCCGTTCAGGGCGGAACTGTTGGCGGGCAAACCATTACACCGCAATTCCGAAATCAAGCAGGAAACGTCCTCAGCGGCGCATTAGGTGGGGCGCAATTAGGCGGTGCGGCTGGCTTTGATCCAATGACAGGAGCCATTGTTGGCGGCCTAAGCGGTTTACTTGGTTAGGGGGCTTAGATGAGCGTTTACGACAGATTCAACCGACTGCTTCAAGGCCGAGCGCCTATGCCGCAGGCAAATATTATGCGTCCATATCAAACCCCTCAGGGGATTGTTCCAAGCGCCGCACGTCAGCGACCTGCCCCACCTCAGTCGCCAATGATGCAGAGACAACAACTATCGCCGCTGATGCAGGAAGTTGTGCGACGCGCTCAGGCGTCTCGCATGACGCCAAGAGCCGGTCAGGTTGGCTTGCCAACTGGCGCTGCCGGTCAGCAGCAGCCATCGGCTGGGATGACATTTGGCCAAAAGCTAATGCAGCCACGCGCTCAGGGCATGTTAGGCGCTGCCGCCGCTGGCTTTGAGGCTTCAGGCTACCAAGACCGTCCGGTCTCGCTCGGTCAGGTTTTAGGCCGTATGGGTACTGCTGGCATGAAGGCTTACACCGCCGCTGAGGATCGCATTGCGGCTCAGAAGGCTGCGGGTCAAAAGTCAGTTATTGACCGTCTCTTGGCTGAGGCTCAGTTTGCTAAGGCTACACGT